GTCAGAGGAAGGGAAAATGTTTTCCTCTCAATCTTATGAACTCGAAAGAAAAGTAAGGGCAATCGTAGATCAGCAAGAAAAGAATGGGTTTGCTTTTAACTTACGTGAAGCTATGTCCCTTCTTGCTAGTCTAGAAGAAGAACAACATCGACTTGAAGATCAGGCACAAGATATGTTCCAACCAAGGGAAGTACAACTGAAGACTAAAGTAAAGTATATTCCATTTAATATAGCTAGTCGTAAGCAGATAGCTGAGAGACTAATGGAACGTGGGTGGAAGCCTACTAAGAAAACAGATAAAGGTAATATTATTGTGTCAGAAGAAATTCTAGACACACTTAACATGCCAGAAGCCAAGATGTTTAGTCGGTACTTTCTTTTACAGAAACGGACAGGTCTTATTAAAGCATGGATAGAGGCTTGTCAAGATGACAACAGAGTACGTGGCAGAGTAATGACATTGCGTACCATTACTGGACGCATGGCTCACAACTCACCTAACATGGCTCAAGTACCAGCAGTTTACTCTCCATTTGGTAAAGAGTGTCGATCACTCTGGACGGTAGGTAATCCAGAGACTCATGTCTTGATGGGTACTGATGCGTCTGGACTAGAGCTAAGATGTCTTGCTCACTACATGGATTGGCCTGAGTATACTAATGAAGTTGTTAATGGTGATATACATACAGCCAACATGAAAGCTGCTAAATTACAGACCAGAGATCAAGCTAAGACTTTTATCTATGCTTTTCTTTATGGTGCTGGCCCTGCTAAGATAGGTAAGGTGGTTGGTGGTAGTGCTGGTACAGGTCAAAGACTTATAACTAATTTCTTATCTAATATGCCTAAACTAAAACAGTTAAGAGAAAATGTAGTTGAACGTGCTGAGTCTAAGACTATACGTGCTTTAGACGGTAGGCTTCTACATATCAGACATGAACATGCTGCATTAAATACTTTACTTCAGGGTGCAGGTGCTATCATATGTAAGCAATGGCTTGTTGATATTAGTAGTCGTGTCCAGAAAGAAGGACTAGATGCAAAGTTAGTTGCATCCATCCATGATGAATATCAATTTGAAGTATGCAAGAAAGATGTTAAAAGATTCGGACAGATTACCAAGGATGCTATCAAAGAAACAGAGAAGACCCTTAATGTTAAGTGTCCTCTTGATTGTGAATTTAAAATAGGAACAACATGGAGTGAGACACACTAATGAAATATCAACAAGAACTATTTAATAATATAGTATCTATTGATAAATCTAAAGATACAAAAATTTGTATTAAATGTAATCAGGAAAAACCTGTTGAAAGCTTTGCACATTTTAAAGATAGAGGGGGTGAAAGAGTTTGTACAAAATGTAGAAACTTTCTTAGTAAAGCTGCTCATGATCTTAGAAAAATACATGCACATCCCGGCAAAGACTATAAATGTCCTATCTGTTTAAAGTTAGAGCCACTTGTTCTAGATCATAATCATAACACAGGAAAATTTAAAGGGTGGTTATGCTCAAGATGTAATTCAGCTTTAGGATTCTTTGAAGATAATATTAATTATGTACGAAGAGCATTAAAATATTTAGAAGATTGTGAACAAAAGGAAATTAATAATGGCACATAACAATAGAACATTTGATCGTAAGTCTTATAATGAGAATGATGCTAGAGCTAAGAAAGCTATGGTAGATTATCTAAAGTCATTAAGCTTTGAAGATATAGAAGCTAAAGAAGATTTTTACTTCGATGTCTCAGCTAAGAAGGATAAGAATTATTTCTTTGAGGTTGAGATAAAAAATCAGTGGGGTAAAACTTGGAACCCTACATGGAAAGAAGTTCGCATTCCAGAAAGGAAAAGAAGACTAATCCAAAAGAAGAATAAAGAATTTCCCGACCATGAACTTTATTTTGTGGTCTTTAATACTGACTGTACTCAGGCTTGGTTTATAAAAGATGATACAGTTGATAGGTCTGATATAGGTACAATACAAAATTCAAAGAGGGTTGGGGAGCCTCATCTGAAAGAACCTTTCTTTCATATACCTGTGGACGATGCTAAATTAATAGTAATGTAAAGGAACTAAAATGGTAAAACAAAAGAAGAAATTAATTTTATTGGGTGATAGTGTATTCGATAATAAAGTTTACATTAATCCTAATGAAAGAAGTGTGACAGAACACTTACACTCTAAATTAGATTCATCATTATGGGATATCACAGTTCAAGCTGTGGATGGTGCAACTACTGAAACTATTCAGCCTCAATATAATGAAGCTGGTATACATTTTTTAGATAATACTGACACAACTTTTGTTGTAAGTATAGGTGGTAACGATGCTTTAAATTACATTGATAGTTTAGATAAACTTAATTTAGAAATTCTATATGATATTAAGAAAAAGTTTTATTCTGATTATCGTACAGCTATAGATGAAATAGCTGAAACAGGACATCAACTTTATTTATGTACAATATATAATCCAAAGTTTTCTGATCCTATACTACAAAAGAAAGCAGAAGCTGGACTATCAATATTTAATGATATCATACTAACAACAGCAAGTGATTTATGGGATGACTATGAACATAAGTTTGATAATGTTATGGCCCTTACTAAAAATGCTAAGTATCCTTTAATAGATTTACGTAACATATGCCGAGATGATAAGTCTTTTGCTAATGCCATTGAACCATCTGAATATGGAGGTGATAAAATAACTGATGAAATAATACATAAAATACTTGACAATTAGTACAAGGTGTGCTATACTGTGTACATAATCATAATTGATTATTAATTTTAACTCATGTCACAATAGCGTGACGATAAACAAAGGAAATAGAAATGAACGATCCAATATATATTACAGGTAAATGCCACTATGCTTCCATCACTGAGCCTAACACAAAGTTTGAGCCAGTATGGTCAATTCAAATTGAAGTAGACGAGAATAACCGTTCAGTAATTGAAAGTGCTGGACTACCAATTTCCAACAAAGATGATGATCGTGGAGACTTTGTTACCATTAAGCGTAAGGTCATGCGTAAGGATGGTACTCAACGACAAGGGCCAATAGTAAAAGATTCTCAAAATAATAGTTGGGATGGTAAGTTAATTGCTAATGGTAGTACAGTTAATGTTAAAGCTGTACCGTTTGAGTGGAAGTATGCTGGTAAGTCGGGAGTGTCGGCTGATCTAGCTGCTGTACAGGTTGTAGATTTTATTGAGTATACATCAGGTGCAGATAATGACTTTGAAGTAGTTCCGGGTGGTTATGTAACTGGAAATGCTAATCAAGAAGAAGTTCCTTTCGCTTCTTAATTTTTAACATTGTGTATGGGAGACTTGGGGGTGGAGTTTAGTTGAGTTTTCTCCACCCCATTTTTTTACAATGAAAAATATTGAAACAATAGTCAATGATATTTACGATATCTTTTCTCTTGATCCTATTAAGATGGATGAAAAGGAAGTTGATAAACATATAGATAAATTTGGAGAGATGCTCAAGCTCCATATTAAAGAGTTTATGTATGAGCAACCTAGAACCAGAGGTAATTTAAGACTGTCTGCTATTGGTAAACCTGACAGACAACTCTGGTATGATGTTAATAGTAAACAAGAGATAGAAGATCTTAAACCTAGTACAAGAATTAAATTTCTTTATGGTTATATCTTAGAAGAACTACTTTTACTATGTGCTTCCATTGCTGGTCATGAAGTTACAGAACAACAAAAGGAAGTAGATGTTGAAGGTGTTAAAGGCCATCAAGATTCAATGATAGATGGTGTCCTTGTTGATTGTAAAAGTGCGTCAGGTTTTAGCTTTAAGAAGTTTAGAAATAATAATCTTCTTGAAGATGATCCCTTTGGATATATAGGTCAAATTTCTGCTTATGCTCAAGCTAACAGTGTAGACAAGGCAGCATTTCTAGTGATAGATAAATCTAGTGGTGAGATATGTCTTACTCCTGTACATTCAATGGAGATGATCAATGCAAAGGAAAGAGTTAAGTATCTTAAAGGAATGGTTGGAGGTAATCATGTTCCTGATAGGTGTTATGCTCCTATTCCTGATGGAGAGTCTGGTAATTATAAGCTTCCTATTGGTTGTGTTTATTGTAGCCATAAGCGAGAGTGTTGGCAAGATACTAATAATGGTCAAGGACTACGTGCTTTTCGATACTCCAGAGGACTTAGCTATCTTACAACGGTGGCTAAAGAACCGAAAGTCGAAGAGGTAACGAACTGGTAATGCATTGGAAATTTAAAACTAAACCTGACCTAACCAAGTTTGGTTTTGTCTATTGCATTACCAACCTCAAAAATAATAAAGCTTACATAGGGTGTAAGCAATACTTTAATTATAAGAAAGGTAAAAAGAAAGCTGAGTCTAATTGGAAGTCTTACATGGGATCAAGCCAACACTTACTTGATGACATAAAGAAATTAGGTAAAAAGAATTTTAAGTTTGAGATGATAGCTGAGTTTAAAAATAAACGAAGCTTACGGTACTACGAGTGTTACTACCAGATGAAGTACAATGTTCTGTGTAGTACACTCGAAGGAACGGATGAACCTGCATATTATAATAATTATGTAGGTGGTAAATTTTATAGACCAGTTGAAGAGTATTACGATGTTAGTTGAAGATCTTTTTGAACTTGATATTGAAAATTCTTTATATGATTTAACAAATAAGGATTCATATAAATCTTTATATATAGCAGTTGTCTTACAAGCTTTACTAGATTTATCCAAACCTAAATTTGATAAAGAAAAAAGTAATATACAAGTTCAAAGAGATCAAGCATCATCTTGGGTATTTAAAAATGCTGGTGTAACTTGTAAAGATTTTGAAGAAGTTTGTTTATATGCAGGATTAAAACCTAATGTAGTGCGAAAAGTAGCTTATAGTTTAATTAACTCAAAGGATTCAAAAGATGTCAGAAACAAAATCAAATCGTTGCTCTAAGCCCTTAGATAGACAAGTAGGTGGTGATCATTATAAAGACTGTGGTATACAGCCTGTAGAATACATACATGCGAATAAGCTTGACTACTTTGAAGGTAATGTGGTAAAATATATAACTCGACACAGAACAAAAGGGCAAGGTAAAAAGGACATAGAAAAAGCTATACATTATGCTCAGTTAATTCTACAACTAGAGTATAAATAAATATGTATCGACCTTTAATTGATTCATTGTCGATAGGTAAAAGTAGTATACATGGTTATGGAATATTTGCTATTAAAGATATTCCAAAAAATACCAAGTTAGGTTTGAGCCATATTAAAGTAGATGACTTAATGGTACGAACACCTCTTGGTGGATATTATAATCACAGTGATAATCCTAACTGTGAGAAATATAGAGTAGGATTAGGGTGGTTTCTTAGAACAATAAAAGATATAACAAAAGGCGAAGAAATCACAGCAACATATACATTTTATAAGATAGAAGAGAAAGGGAAATAATGTTTAAATCAAATCGTAACCCTCAGTTTAGATCTAAGTTCAGTGAAGATATATTTAATACTAAGTACGCTCATGAAGGTGCAGAAACCCTGCATGAGTTAGCTTGCA